AGTTATTTTATGATTTCACNGTATTTGTGGGCGCAGAACCATAGTAATCCCTGAATTTAGCCTCTACTTCAGCACGATATGAAGGGTTTGACTCGTATCTTGCATCACCAATCATCTCATAAAGCTTCTGTTCAGTCATACTATCTACTGGTTTAGCTGTATCAGGTGCGCTTACTTGAGTTTCCCTAGACATTTGTCTCATCTTCTCAATCAAATGGAAGCCTGCAGCAGTAGTTGCCATAGATTGTAGAGTAGCATATTCACTCTCATCTAAGTTTGCTTGACCCCAGTGGGTAATGTCTTGGATTCTTTGCTGTGCGTTGTCACCAATCTTCTTAACCTCTTCTTCTACATCAAGGTTTTCCATCTGACCAGCAGTATTCTCAACATACATGTTCAATAATTGAGTGTGTGCATCCTGAGATAGTCCTGCTTCCTTCGCCCACTCACCGAACTGACCTAGTAAAGGGTCATCATCAGGGATTGTGTAGCCTAATTCTTCGTTTAGTTCTACCTTGTAACCATCTTCAGGTGCGCCAGTGAACGAACCTAACTTAGATTCTAGTCCTGCGTATGCCTGTGCTTGGTCTGCTACTGTCTTATACTTCCCAGTCTTAAACCAATCAGGTGTATCACCCTCACCGCTAACACCTTCTGATAACATCCACCCATCTTCTGATACTGGTGCTTCTACTTCTGGTGCTTCACTTGCTGTTGCTGTTGCATCTGCTAATATTGTTTCTTCTTGCTCGCTCATACATTACTCCACATAATTAATAATCGCCTTTCTCTCTACGCTTAATACAGGACTGAAAGAATCTAATGACACTATTCTGCCCCTCTCTAAAGTAACCTTGTCCTTCTGTTTGTCCAGGGTTACATACTGGTTGTCTAATAAACCTCTCATCAAGATGTTCCATTAGCTTCTTGCCACTGGCTGTCTTGAACACTGAGGCTATTAAAGCATCTAGTTCTTTACCGTTATCATTCAAGTTCACCTCTCATTGCAGCATCTGCTACTTCTGGGTTCTCTGCTGCTTCTTGTGCTAACGCTGGATTCTGCATCGCCATCTCTGCCATCTGCATCGCCTTAGCTTCTTGTGCTTGTGCTTGCTTCATTTTTTCACGTTGCTCTCTGCTGCGGATAAGCTCTGGTGCAACACCTAGTAACTTACCAATATGCTCAGGGAACGCTTCAAGGTCTAGGCCTATAGTTAATGCCTCTTCGCCCACCATGCCTGCAAACTGTACGAACTGTGCTAGTTTATTAACTTCATCCATGTCTTGCTGTTGAGCAAGTGGTGAGATAACTTTAATGTCAATGATTTGATTACCAACCTTGATGTCTGGCACATGTCCATTACGCTGCAAGATGTCAATAGAACGCTTGATTACCTTGTTGATAAACTCTTTCTGTAATCTACCAAACGATGAACCGATGTCACTCATTAGTTCTTGTTGTCTAATGCTAATCTCTGTTGCTGACTTAGTAGGGCCTGCTACTGGACCTAACTGGTCATGATACAAAGCCATACGAATGTTGTTTCTTAACTCTTCAAGAATAAGCTGTGATACATTGAAGTTACCACCAGATTGTAGTTGCTCTAATGAGCCTTGCTGTGCTACTGGGATGACTGAACCAGGTGCTGTGTTCACAGTCCAAGGATTAAGTACACCGTCATCAACCGCTGTATATACACCAGCAATCTCTTTCTCAGCATTGTTCAATACAAACTTAACAACCTCGTTAGCTGTCTTAATGTCTGGTAGTGCTGCCATAACAGGACCACGACCATAACGCTCACCTGCTACCTTAGACCATCTGAATACAACCCAAGGGCTAATGTCATAGTAGTCTTCAAACACAACATGCTTTGTTGACTCTTCTATAATCACATACTCATAGTTATCGTTCTTAGCGTTGTAGATAGTGCCTTCAATCACTGCAATCAAATCATTAGGTTTCTCTTCGATGATTCGTTTGACTTGTGTTGATACTGTGCCTAGTGGCCAGATACGAAGTATGTCTCGTGCTGGTACACCATGCTCTCTGAATACTGTCTCAACAGTTCCTTGAGGACCATTCTCTAGTATGAGTTGCTTGATAGGTACAGCAGTGAACTTCAATAGGTTATCACCCTCACCTTCTTCTAACAACAATGCGCCTGTGCCTACTGCTAGGTCTAAGAAAGCTTCATTAGCTTCTGTTGCTAAGTTAGATTGATTAAGATAACTGAACAAAGTATTAGTCATTTGTTCTAGCTCACCATCTACTTGGTTCTGCTGCTCATTAGGTATTGAACTACCTGCTGATAACTTCGCCCACTTCTTGAATGGTGGTATCAATGTTGACTGTAGTCTTGATGCAAACCTCTGTGTTGCAATCAATGCTGTTGAGTCATAGATACGTGTGTTCTTCTTAGCACCTTGCTGGACATTGTTGAACACTTCTCGTTGAGGCAATGCGTATTCATAGCACTCTCTCCAGTGTGATTCCCATGTAGCACGATGCGCCTTTGCAGACTCGAACCTCTTAACAAAAGATTCTACTGCGGCTTTGCTCTTCTTATTCTTTGGCATGTTTATCCTAGTGTTTTACTACGGTCTTCTGATATAAGTGATGAACGACCTCTTGACCTAGCTCTAGTACCAGCATTTCTTTTCTTAACTGCTGCAGCAGCTACTGGCTTACTACCACCAGTTTCTTCTTTTACCTTTTCTGCTACTGCTACTGCTGCAGGCTTCTTAAATAGTTTCTTTACTGCACCCATCTTATACTCCTAGTTTGTCTTCTAGTCCACTAGGTGAGCTAGATAATAATGTTTGTTTACCGAACCTTCTGCGCTTCAGAGCTTGTAATCTGTTCTTCTTCTCATAGGTTTCTTCTCTTTGACTTTTGGCCTGCAGCTTCTCAGCATCTATTTGAGACTGTGACTTAGCAGGTGTGCTACTCTTAAACATAAAACTCATTTCATACTCCTTAAATAATTGTATAGCTGTTTAGGTGTTACCACCCACCAAGCTCTAATGCCTAACAAGTGTTTCATTGTACTTACGCAAGTCATCAGTCCTCTAAAAATAAACCCATTATCCTTGCGCTTACTAAAATACACTAATTTCTGTCCATCTTCAACTATTTTAGCAGGAAAATCAACCTCATCACCAAAAGGCAACACTTCAATCTCAAGACTCTGGCCTAATGGGTCAACTACAATCCAGTTGTAACCATCCCATGTGAAGGCATAACAGTGTCTAAACTCTTCAGTCGTAACAACATCCCAGAAGTTCTGACCTCTACCATTGACAAAAGCAATGTACCAACCATCTAACGCATCCATGATATGTCAGCTTTAGGTTGTATCTTATTCTGTGGTCTGTCTGCTCTATAAGCAACAGCAAAGTATCTGAACGCATCAGCATAGTGTGATGACCAGTCATGTAGTGGATGTGGTTTATACACGCCCTTCTTCTCATCAAACTCTTTGCGGTATCGTCTCAATGCAATAAGGCCATCCTTGCATCCTGTCTTCTCGAAGTAACACTTAGGTAGTATCTGTCTAACAGCATGTATGCCATCTTCAATAGTAAGCTTAGGTGCAATCCTGAAGTTGATGCCCATCTTACGTGCTGACTCTAGTCTTGACACACCTGTGCCTAACTCTCTCACACTAATATCATGTGGTGCGTAGTGCTGGCCCATAGTAACCTGGTTCTTAGCTCGCCAGTCATGTAGGTAATTGACATAGAACTGTAGGCCTTCACCTTGGTTCTCATACGAGTGAACTACTCTAACCTCTGTGCCTATACGTTGAACGAACCATATAGCTGTAGCATCTGCCATACCTAAATCCCAGAATGTATCAACTGGTATGCCTGGTTCAATAGGGAAGTCTAACACTTGTGAGTCATCAATGAACTTAGCAAAGTAAGCACCATCTCTATTAGACAAGACCTCTCCTTCCCAGACATGATTGTATAAGTCTAGGTTCTTCTTCTTTAGATGGACGCGCTCTAGCTCTAGCTCTTTAGGAAACCAAGGGTTGTCATTGTAGTTGACCTTCACACAGTATGAATCATCTGGTGGGTTCTCTACATAGCGCACATAGGTATCATCCATCTCGTCATTAGGATTGAAGCTTACCCATATCTCTGAGCCATTCTTTCTGATTGTTGGTATCAATGTTTCCCAACTGGTATATGTTATTGACTCTGCTTCCTCACACCATACAATGTCTAGGCCTTCCATTGATTTAATCTTAGTGATGTTGCTACGCATACCCTCGAATAAGAACCTGCTGCCATTAGTGCCTAGTATCTGAGTGCGTTGTACATCAAAGTATTCATTAAGGCCCATACGTTCAATCGTATCACCTAGTAGTTGTAACACTGAGTCTTGTATTGAGCGTTGTATCTCTCTAGCACATAGTATTCTTACTGGGTTCTTCCATGCTGCGAGTACAAGTAGTTGAGCTATGGTCCATGACTTACCACTACCTCGCCCACCATACGCAATCTTGTAACGATGTTGTTCCATGAAAGGTTCAAACTTCTTAGTTATCTTCAGGTTGACCTTCATAGTCAGCTACCTCTCCACCATCTACAATAGTTACTACTACTTCGTTGTCATTGTTAAGACCACCAGATAGGTTAATGTCCTTAGCATCAGCATAACCTCTGTCTTTTAATATGCTTGGTGCAAACTTGTTTAATACTACTGGGTTTCTGTCTTCAAAGATGTGCTTGTGTATCTCACTCTCAACCCTATCCTTGAGGCCTTCTTTAGCTTGGTCTAACGCTTGTGCAAACTTGTCACTATCAGCTTGCCATCTGTAAAAGGTTTGTCTTGATATGTCTGCTTTGATACAGGCTTGGCTAATGTTACAATAATTAACAGCATAAGTATTAATGAACTTGAGCTGATTGTCGCTTAATCCTTCGCCTATCAGTATAGGTAAATCATTCATTAGTGCGCCCTCTGTCCTGATTCTGGTATTAGTTCTAGTGTTCCGTTAATCTGGTCAATTATTAGTTCATTGTGTACTTTGATAATATCAATATCTGTTTGGTCTGATATGAGACTTAGTGCTGTATAGTACATTGCACAAAACTCATCCTTTGACATGTTCTTCTTTAGGGTTTCTAGTAGTTGCATCTCTAACTCTAGTTCTTCAATTTCTCTGTTAGTCATGTCTTAATTCCCATAGATTTCCACCAAAGGTCTTCTGGCCTAGGCAGCACTATCCCATACTCACCTACAAATCTATCTACTTCTTCTAGGTAATCCTTCATTTCTGCCACCTTTAATGTTTTAGTTTCAATCGCTCTTGTTGTTATATTACCATCAAAATCTGTATATTCAACCTCTCCAAGTAGTTTTCTAACTAACTTATCGTGCATATCGTCTTTATTATGACCTATTTCATCACCGATAATTTTATTCCACATCCATAGTAATTTGTTTTGAGCGCCACTTCTAGTTAGTATGTCTCTGTCTATAGAAATGATTGCCTTCTCGTCATCGGGAAACTGGCTAAAGTGACTTACTATCATTGATTCGATAATATGTCGCTTCTCTTTCTTGCGTTCAATTACTCGCTTCACATTAACCCCTTACTAACTAAAATCTCTTGTGTTCTTTTCATGCCCATTAGGTGGCTCAGTAATAAGAACTCTTTGTCGTATTTACTAGGCTTTCTTCCGTCTAATACATCATGGCAACTGCTAC